ATATGACTACACAGAAATTAGAGCAAGTACTCGAATACCTAGTAAACGAGGAAAACGACAAAGCAACAGATCTTCTTCATGAAGTATTTGTTGAAAAAGCCAAGACTATATATAGTGAATTGGTAGAATCGGATGCTGATATCGAAGATGACATTACAGAAGAAGCCAAAGATGAAGACGAAGCTGTAGAAGAAGCAATTGGCGGTGATCCAGAAGAACGATTTGCCGATAATATTGAATCTGACGAAGAAGAAATTAACGCAGAAGAGATGTTTTCTGAAGAAGATTTTGACGACGAAGAAGCAGCAGAAGATTTAGCAGGCGACATGGCACCAGAAGGCGAAGGCGAAGAACCCGACGTTGAAGATGCTATGATGAATGTCGAAGACGCTTTAGAAGAACTCAAAGCTGCTTTTGCAGAGATGATGGGTGATGATGTTGAAGGCGAAGAAGAAGTCGTAGGTGATGAAGAGATGCCGGTAGACTTTGAAGAGCCAGAGATGGAATCCATTGTTCCTGGAGAAGAAGTTGTAGAAGAGCTTGAAGAGTTAGAAGAAGCGGCTGAGTTATCAGCAGTAGCAGCACCTTCCAATACAGAAGGCGCTGACAATAAAACATCTACAGTAGGACCTGGCGGTGACGCAAGAGTTGGAGGAGACCCAGTTAGTCAAACAGGATCTGATCATTCAGGATATAATCGTGAATCAGCACCTGCGGCTGGCGACAATCCAGATTCCCCAGGCACAACAGAACCTAGCGTAGGTAATGTAGCTGCAAGTCCTAATAAGGACGGAGCAGATAATACAAAGAGTATACATTCTTAATGGGGTACAATAAATTATGATTATAACACTCACTGAACAATTAACATATGATCAAGCAAATTTAGTTACTGAAGCAGTTACAAACTCTGAAGGTAATAAAGATTTGTATTTGAAAGGTATTTTTATTCAAGGTGATGTACGTAATCAAAATCAAAGAGTATATCCTGTTAATGAAATTACAAACGCCGTAAAATCAATTCAAGAAAAAATCAAAGAAGGATATTCTGTGTTAGGTGAAGCAGATCATCCGGATGATTTACAAGTCAATTTAGACCGTGTGTCTCACATAGTTACTGAAATGGCAATGAATGGAAATGACGGTATGGGAAAATTAAGGATTCTTCCTACACCAATGGGTAATATCTGTAAGACATTACTTGAAAATGGTGTGAAATTGGGAGTTTCCAGCAGGGGTTCAGGTAACGTAAACGAAGGTGGTAATGTTTCAGAATTTGAAATAATCACTGTAGATATTGTTGCCAATCCATCAGCACCTAATGCATATCCAGATCCTATATATGAAACAATAATGAACCGTAAGAACGGTAATGTTTTAATGGATCTAGTAGAAGCAACAAAATATGATAATGGTGCACAAAAACACTTTAAGAAAGAAATTTTAAAGTTGATTAAAGACCTAAAATAATTAGGAGAATTCTAATGGCAGATGCTTTCGAAGAACTATTGAAGTCCGATGTTCTTTCTGAAGATGTAAAAAGTGCTTTATCTGAAGCATGGGAAGGTCAGCTGACAGAAGCACGTGAAGGCGTTGCATCTGAATTGCGTGAAGAATTTGCAACTCGTTATGAAAATGACAAGTCACAAATTGTAGAAGCAATTGATGCGATGTTAAACGATGTTATTAAATCTGAACTTACTGAGTTTGCCGAAGATAAGCAAGGTCTTGCAGAACAACGAGTTTCTTATAAAACAAATGTAGGAACACATGTTGGTATGTTGAATACATTCGTTCTTGAAACTTTGAAGGAAGAAATAAACGAACTTCGAAAAGATCGTACACTCCAAGAAACCAAATTTGGTAAGTTGGAAGAGTTTGTACTTCGTCAATTAACTAATGAACTTAAAGAATTCCATGATGACAAGCGTGATCTAGTAGAAACAAAGATCAAACTTGTCTCAGAAGGTAAGAAGTTAATTGCAGAAGCTAAACGTGAATTTGTAAAGAATGCCGCAGATAAGATCAATGTAATAATTGAAAATTGTCTCAGAGGTGAGTTAACTCAACTCAAAGAAGATATTAAGACCGCTCGTGAAAATGAGTTTGGACGCAGTATCTTTGAGACATATGCAGCAGAATTTATGACATCACAATTAGCAGATGGTACAAAACTTAAAAAACTTGATAATGAAAAGCAAAAACTAACCCAAAAGTTAGAAGAAGCAAAACACGTTATTGAGGAAAAAGAAGTATTAATTAATACTACTAAACGTGAAACTCGAATCGCACAAGATTCCGTAGCACGTACAAAAATTATGGCAGAATTACTTCAGCCGCTTGATAAGAAGCAAAAGAAAATAATGAGTGATTTGTTGGAAGGAACGAAAACAGAGAAACTTACAGAATCTTTCAAGAAGTATGTGCCAACTATTCTATCAGAGAAAATTATTTCTACGAAGAAACAATCTTTGACAGAAAATAAATCAATAGTTACAGGTGATAAAGCAGTGACAGAAGCAGACGAGTCCGCAGATGGTGCTGATATTATTAACCTACGTAAATTAGCTGGTTTAACCTAAAATTTAATAGGAGAATGTTGAAATGACAGACGCACTATTTGAGTCCGAGAACTGGGGTGCAGCAAGAGAAGCCTTAACAGAAGGTCTAACAGGTAACCGTAAAGTAGTAATGGAAACCGTTCTTGAAAACACCAAGTCAGCTCTTATGGAAACAGCAGCCGCTGGTACTACATCAGCAGGCAACGTTGCTACCTTAAATAAGGTTATT